AACAACCACAAGAGGAACCCAATGAGGAGACTCCTGTAACCGACGAGCGTCCCCAGTGGCTCCCTGAGAAGTTTGAATCCCCAGAGGAACTCGCTAAGGCGTATGCCAATCTTGAAAAGGAATACCACACAAAGAACCGCGAAGAGGAAAAGTCTCAGGTAAAGCTTGAGGCATCCGACGTGCAGTCCCGTGTTGGTGATGCTTTGAATTCCGCAAGTGCTGAGTATGCTGAACGTGGTGACCTCACTGAGGCATCACTAGCTGCCCTTGAGAAGAACGGTATCTCCCGTGAGCTTGTTAAGACCTACGTCGATGGCTACAAGGCTTCCCAAGAGGCCAACACGAACGCCATCATGAGTGAAGTAGGCGGCAAGGACAACTATGGTGCAATGACCGAGTGGGCTTCTGGTGCGCTTACTGACTCAGAGCTTGCAGCCTTTAACCGTGTTGTTGAATCCAACGATGCTGACACAGCCAAGATGGCCATCAAGGGTCTCTATGCTCGCTTCCTGAGCGATGGTGGTTCACCCGTGAAACTCATGCAAGGCCAAGTGGCTGGTGGCGGTGTTACTCCGTTTAACTCCAATGCCCAAATGGTGGAAGCCATGAAGGACTCTCGGTATGCTAAAGATCCAGCCTATCGCGCTCAAGTTGAGAAAAGGATCTCCATCTCACGTATCTAAAAACTTATGCAAATCGTATCCTATCTCCTAGACAACGCATCGGCAATCATTCAGGCTTTGACTGCTGTGGTTACCGCTTGTTCCCTTATCGCTGCACTTACTCCTACCCCAAAGGACGATGGTGTTGTTAAGTGGGGCTACAAGATCATTGATCTGTTGGCTCTCAATGTCGGTAAGGCTAAGGATAAATAAACCTCTTTCTCTTTGTTTGTGTTATGGTGTTTGCAAGTCTCCTAGTAAAGGTATTGTGTGTTTTCCCTAAGCTAGGGGACTTGCTTTTCCGTGTGTACCATGAGTATGAAGAAGAACTTCTACGTCGCGCTTACAATAAGCATTCTGAGTCTATTGATGACTGGATGCGTACCGACGATAAAACAAAGTAAGATCCCAGTGTTCCTAGAGCGTCTCAAGAACGAGAGCTTCACAAAGGAACAAAAGGTAATCGTAGGTGATCTACTTCACTACGTTAATGACCTAGAAACCAAAGAGTAATTTCTTTCAGGCTGCTCTTGGCCCCACGCTTGGCCCGTCGTGGATAGCTTCAGCCGAAACGGTAAGGATTCCAAACCCTATCCGAGTCAACGGGCCGTCACTTTTGTGGTGGTTAGTTCAACAAGAGAACCCTGAGTTGTCTCAGGAAATGTAGGTCTCGATTCCTACACCATCACACCCCTTTCCCATTTAGCTCACTAATGAGTTAAAGAGAAATCGTCCATAAAAAGGATGACAATCTAAAAAGCTATAAAGCAAGAACTAGGCCCAGTGCGCTGGACAACCGAGTCGTTCTTTCTTTAACAAGTAAACGATAGTCGAACGTAATATACGGACACGCTTGTTAAACTAAATAAACTAAAAACTAGAATAATTATATGGCTAATGGTGCTACTACCCCGTCCAACCTTGGACAAATTAACGGTGCAGGTGATCGTGACGCTCTGTTCCTCAAAGTGTTCTCTGGAGAAATCCTGACCACCTTTGAAGAACTCAACGTGATGAAGGATCTGCACATGGTGCGGACGATTCAAAGCGGCAAGTCTGCTCAGTTCCCTGTGACTGGTATCGCAACTGCTAAATATCACACTCCCGGTCAAAACATCGCTGATGCGGATGCTGGCTATCTGAGTGGTATTAAGCACGCAGAAAAGATCATCACCATCGATGACCTGTTGGTTGCTTCGACCTTCATTGCAAATGTTGACGAACTCAAGAACCACTACGATGTCCGTAGCATTTACGCTAAGGAACTCGGCAAGGCTCTTGCAAAGCGTTTCGACATTGCAACCATGAAGACCCTTGTGGCTGCTGCGTTGACCTCTACGCCTTCCATCACTGGTGGATACGCTGGAACCAACCTTACCTCGAAACTCAGTGCAACCCCACTGGCTTCCGAGATCGTTGATGCCCTCATGCTGGCTGCTCAAAGCTTGGACGAAAAGGATGTCCCAGAGGACGAGCGTTTCGCCATCCTTAAGCCTCGTGACTATTACACGCTGCTTGGTTCGGATGAGACCGTTATGAGCAGTGACTACAGCGGTTCTGGTAATGTTGCTACTGGCAAGATCCCAACCATCGCTGGTATCCGCCTCTTCAAGTCGAACCACTTGGCTACCGTTACGGTGGCTTCCGGTTCTGCTGATGCTGACGATGCAAATGCTAAGAACGATGTCTTCGGTGCTTCTGGTGTCGGCTACAACGCTACTGACATTTCGGCAATCGAGATGATTGTTGCTCACCCAAGTGCTATCGGCACGGTGAAGCTCCTTGATCTTGCTACCGAATCCGAGTATCAAATTGAGCGTCAAGGAACGCTGTTTGTTGCTAAGTACGCTATGGGCCACGGTGTCCTGCGTCCTGAAGCTGCTGTCACGATTGGTTAATCGCTAATCCCCACTTGGCCCCCTTTAGTTCGTAAGTTCTAAAGGGGGCTTTCCTTTTGTTTGGGATTTACACTGTAGATCAAGGCGCACTTGACCTATGCTGTAAGTTCTATACAACTATACTTAAAATCACATATAAATGGCTACACTTACATCAAAACTAGAGGCAGTTAATACGATGCTTGGTTATATCGGAGAGGCTCCTATTAACAGCATTGCAACTGCTACAGCCCTTCCGCTTTCGGCAGCGTTGGCGAAGAACATCCTTGATGAAGTAAGCCGTGAAATCCAATCGGATGGTTGGCAGTTTAACACCATCGAGAACTTCAAGCTCGCCCAAGGAATCCCCACAGGAACCTTTCAAGTCCCGGCAAATACCCTTCAAGTGGACGCAGTGGATCGCTCTTATGACATCGTTCAGCGTGGCTTGAACATCTGGGATCGCACTAAAAACACTGCGACGTTCACGGTGGACACACTCACGGTAAACATGACTTTCCTTTTGGACTGGGAGGATCTTCCAGAACAAGCAAGACGCTACATCACCATTAAGGCTGGACGGGTGTTTCAAGGGAGACTTGTGGGATCTAGGGAGCTTGAGAGCCTTATCATGCGTGATGAGATGATGGCCAAGGCTCGCCTAGAGGAGACCGATGGACGCAACTCTGATATTACTATCTTTGACAACTACGATGTTGCCAGCCGTGTTGGTATTAATCGCAGCGGAGATATCTCTTAAATCTTATGGCAAACATTACAACATCCGTATCCAACTTGGTCGGAGGAGTTTCTCAGCAGTCACCTAAAGTCCGCTTTGTGGGTCAGTGCGAGGAGCAGATAAACGCCTTGAGTTCCGTCAGTGACGGCCTAAAGAAACGCCAGTGTACCCGTGTGATCTCCGACATCTACGAGAGCGTGATCAACCCTACGGACTACATCCACTTCGTAAACAGATCAGAGAACGAGCGGTATGCTGTTGTCCTTAACGATACTGTTGCCAGAGCGTTTAACTTAGTCACAGGTGCTGAGGCATCCATCAACGGTGTTACGGGCGGCACAGAGCTTCCTGAGTATCTTAAGAATGCTGACGCACGTAAAAACCTGAAGTCCATGGCGTTGGCTGACACGACGTTCCTTCTTAATACCACGGTCAACACCGTGATGACTTCAGATGTTACTGCGGTTCAAGACGAATCTGCGGCTGTGGTATTCATTAAACAAGGGGATTACATAAAGAAATATGAGTTAATCTTTAACGGTTCTGAAGTTACTCGCGCAAAAGTTGCAATTAGTTGGACTCAAAATAGTAATGGAACGTGGAGAATTTCTTCCGCAACAATAATAGACTCTGGATCAGGATACTCTTCTAAGTACAACCCAACTCTTGATCTAATTCCGTTAGTGTCCTACTACGCTTACACATACGCGATCTTTAATCTTCAAGTTAATAACGCTACTGGTCAACTTACGTCGATAACAATTGTTAATGGCGGGGAATATATTTCACCAGAGTGGTCTCCTGTTGTGAGTTTTCCTCAATCGGACACTTCAGCAGCAGTTATAACTTATACTTCTGGGGTAAGTTCTAATGCCGCTAATGCGGATACATCTGTTATTGCTTCGGGCATTAACAATCTTTTAACATTATCATCAGCTATTGAACCTAATTACTCTCACGAAATAAACGGAGGCTCTATTATCCTTAAAAAACTTAACGGTGAAACTTTTTATTTAACAAGTCGAGACGGTCTAGCAAACTCAGCTATTGGTATCGTGTTTAAAACTGTTGATGATATTTCTGATCTACCTGTTCAAGCACCTGATAAATTTACTGTGTCAGTCCGTGGGTCTATTGATAGTAAAGAGGACGACTACTACGTTACTTTTAAGACTAACGATCTAAGTTCTTTTGGTATTGGTGGTTGGATTGAATCTGTTGGGTACGGTATTCAATATAAAATTGACTCAACAACAATGCCCCATGAGCTTATCAACACAGGACTCAATGCGTTCACGTTATCAGAAACCGCTTGGGCTGAACGTATTGTTGGTGACAACGATTCCAATCCGCTTCCGTCGTTCATAGGGAAACCCATAAACAACATCTTCTTTTTCAAGAACCGCCTTGGGTTGCTCACGGATGACACGGTGTTGTTCAGCGAAGCTGGGCAGTTCTTTAACTTCTTCAGGACCACCGTTCGCACGTTGTTGGACTCAGATCCTATCGACGTTTCAGCAGCCTCTACGACCATCTCTAGGCTCTCCTCTGCTGTTGCCTTCCAAGAGAACCTTATTCTGTTTGCTGACCGTGGGCAGTTCGTGGTTAAGAGTGGTGACACCTTGACCTCTAAGACCATTTCGGTGACTGCTGTGACCAACTACGACGTGGACACCTCATCGGAACCTATGAGCCTTGGGTCTTACGTTTACTTCACGTTCCAACGTGGAAACTATTTAGGTGTCCGTGAGTTCCGCTTGGATGTTGCTTCGTCAACCTACGACTCATCTGACATCACTTCACAGATCCCATCTTACATCCTTTCGGGTGCTACAGCCAAGTTGATCTCGTCATCTACGGAGAACATCATTTGTGTTCACACCCAAGATGGAACCTCAAACACCCTTTACGTTTACAAGTTCTTCTGGAGTGGTAACGAGAAGGTGATCTCAAGCTGGTCTAAGTTCACCTTTGCAATGGATATCCAAGGGGTTGAATTCATGAACTCTAAGTTGTACATCGTGGGCAACAAAGACGGACGAGCAATGCTCACCTTTATCAACATGGAGGAACAACGGACTGAGACTGACACCCTTGGGAACTTCTCTTACCACCTTGATCTCCTTACAAAGGTCACAAGTGGGCCTACGGATCACATCACGCTTCCTTACCATGTTGAGCAAGGGGACGTTGTTGAAGCCTACGATGAAAAGGGAATCAACATAAAGATTGATAACGTAGTGGGTAACACTGTGTACCTAGATCGCCCAGCAACCTGCTTTATTGGTCTCAGGTATCCTATGGAGTACACCTTCAGTGAGCCTGTGTTTAAGCAGCAAGGGGGACCACAGGGGACTCCTTCGGGTCTTACTAGGTTCATCCTGCGTAATGGTGTTGTCTTCTTCTCCGATGCTGCTCACTTTAGAATCGAAGTGACACCTGCGGCTCGTGATACGATGACCGTGGATTTCACGCCTAGTATCGTTGATGTGTCCCGTGCTGGCACTATGATCTTCAAGGATGGAGCAATGCGGTTTTCAATCTTTACAGAGGCCAAGGATTCCGTTATTAAAATCATCAATGACAGCGCATTCTCAGCCAATTTCCAATCAGCAGAATTTGAAGCAAACGCCCACACAAGGGCTTCCCGATACGCTTAGGAGTTACCAAAAGTGCATCATTAGGTCTTCTGTGGTTGGCGACATAGGTCCACTTGCGGAGACCATGAGACCCTTTGATGTCCTTGAGTGTCGTTGTGGTGGCCACAGCCCTGAGGATGCACTGAGGATTGGCCTTACACTCGACCTGTGTACCTTCACAATCTGCTGTAGGTTCGATGGCACTCCTTTGGCTATGTTTGGCTGTGGTGGAGAAGACGCCGATGAGCCTTATATCTGGGCGTTAGCGAGTGACCTATTGGTTCCTAGAGCTGGTATGGATTTCGTAAGGCACAGTCCTGAGTGGATCAAAGCAATGCTTAAGGCTGTCGGAGGAACCGCTTGTAACTACGTACACGCTGATAATACCGACGCAACCCGTTGGTTGCTTTATTGTGGTGCTGAGTTCTCCGACGAAGTCTTTCTTAAAAATAATCAACCTTTCATAAAATTTACAATTACCAATCATGTGTGAACCCGTAAGTATAACCGCAGCTATTGTTGGTCTAGCGTCCGCAGCGTCTTCAGCCGTTGGACAAAAGCAACAAGCAGACGCTCAAGAGCAACAACAAAAGCTAGCGTCTCAACAAGAACGCCAACGGTATCTTGAGGAGGTTACATCGTTACGTCAGCAGCAAGC